GTATTTGCCTGTGGCGTCAATGCCCGTTTCGAGGACTTGCTGAATGCCAAGCAAAGGTTTGACGCGTACCGAAGCACCGGACAGTGGAATCGTAGCCGTGCCAGCAACATAGTTTTGTCCGCTGAGCACGGGTGCGCCAGGCCGTTGAACATTGAACGTGTGCGTAGCACCAGGGAACGTAGGCATTAACTGTAGCTCCCCCACCCACTGGCAAAAAAACCACTCGTCATGTTCGGTGTGCGACGACGCCATTTTTGCACGGTAGCGGCTATTTCCGATTGCCACGCCGTAATGGTGCCTTCCCATGGGAATGCAGATTGCTTGCCATACGTGGCTTTGTAGCCATCAATTTCGAGGGCCGATGTACCCTGACCAAGCGACCCCCCTTGACCAACACCCTCTAGCTCCAGCACCTGTATAGCGGCGAGTTTGGTGACGGCGCGAGCTACGTCATACGGTATGTAGTAGTACTCATAGTCCGAGGTGATGGTTTGGCCAGCTTGCGAGCTATGGAACGTAATGGTGCCAGCGGACCAGTTGACCGTGTAATAAATCGAATCTTGGACTACCTGCCATGATGTGCCCGATGCCGAGTTGACGAATTGATACGTCGTGTTGACGAGTTGAACACCATTGACGTACACGATGGGGCGATAGACCGGAGGCGTCACGTACAGCGGTCCCAGTTGCTCCACCACGGTTTGAGCGAGCGTCGGATTAGCAAACGAGTACGTGAGGTTATCTGTAGTCGTCAATACCTCACCGATGACCTGACGCCCAAAACCGGCCCAGTAATCCACCTGCACGTTGCGGTTCCCACGGAAAAACGCCTGAGTGTATTGGACCGATGCTGAGGTGGTGTATGTTAATGGAATGCTGATAATGCCGCTACGTCGCTCCGTCTGCAATTGATAATCATGCTGCGTCACGGTGAGCAATTGCGCGTTGATGTAGTTGTTTACATAGTTGATGCCGAGTATCGGTGCATGCTGCGTGATGATGCGAGGCATCCCTGTGCCATCATAAAACTCGTTGTAATGCACGGGGCAAAACCTACGTTCAGTTTGTGCCTCAAAATCTTGCGTGGCTTGCGCGATGAGGTTGCTCAGGTACGTGGTATCCTGTGATGCTGACGCCCCATAGCTAATGGACCCCAACACGTTTTGCACATCGGTAGGTTGGCAGTATGGAATCGAATCAGGATAGGTGAGGTTGGCCATGTTGATGCCCTCTAACAAAACTGAAAGGGCAGGCAGCATGTTCGCCACCCGCCCTCGTGCAACGTAGGAGTATTTGCTTAGGGGTTAACCGTGGACGCCGTAGGCGACAGCATTGCCTACCTCCGCCATCACGGCGAGGCACTCGTAGGCTTTTACGCGGAACACCTTTTGGTCCACATTGATAGGGTCAGGGAGATTTTCAAAACCTAGCTCATGGAGTACGGGCACGGTCATGGTGCTGAAATCCAGCAAGAACAGATTTTGTTGTTTGTAGTAGTACGTCGCTACTGGTGCAGCACCAGGGGTTGACGCGAACGTAATGGTACCGACGCCAGTGAACGGGCTAACGGTGATGGTATAACCTGATGCAGGTTGTGTCACACCACTGACGGTGATGACTGGTGCAGGCGCAGGTGAACCGCTTGAATTGAGGTTGCCTAGTTGGTCATCGTAGCTCGCGATGATGGGGAAAGGCTGCGCGAAGGTGTACACTTTGCCTGAACCAGCGAGCGTTTCAGTAGCGACGTAAGTGACCACTTCAGCCGCAGACGATTCGAGGATGCGTTTGTTGCGATAGACCGTAGCCGCGAAACCGCCTTGCAGGTTCATCGGATTACCGTCCTGGCGGAAATATGGCTGGGTGAGGCGAGCAATGACTGTTGACATATTCGGCGTGGTTACCCAGCAACATGAATCAGGGTCCAAACCGAAACCGCGTGACTTCACGGCATCATCCATACCGTCGAGCAAATCGAAAGTGATTTGGCCAGCGGCTGAATTCACGTTCGATACTAACTGTGCTCCAATGCCGTTGAACTGTTTGACGTTTGAGGTCGCGTTGCCATTGAGCAACAGATTTTCCTCGTACTTGGCTGCGCCACGGACAGCGGAATCTACTTCCAACATGAACGCGTCGGCAAACTCTTGTGAGCCCTCTTGGAGCAGATTAGACACACCGCCGAGTTGACCAAAGATTTTCATGGTCTGTACGGCATTGCCATAATTAGAGTTGTTGATTGACCATGTATCGCTTTCACCAAATGATTGCGAAGCGATGGTCGAATTGCGCGTTTTGTACGTAAAGGTCAGATTGTTCCACGGTTTGCGCGGTATTTGGGCGCGTAGTGGACTGAGTTTGCGAGCAAGCTCAATGATGAATGGATTGATGACTTGCGGTATTAGATTAGCGCCAGTGGTACCAGATGTGGTATCTAATGCTTTTGCAAGCTGATTAAGGTCTAACATGATGGTGATTCCTCAAAAAATTTGCGTCTAGGCAAATCCTTTCAAAGCAAAATTGGTGGTAATGTGGTGGGTCAAACCACCAATGACTTAGATGGACAACCGTTTGGCAAATGCCGCACGTAATTCGGTAATAGATTTGGCTGCACGAAATTCATCGGCTGGGGTCGTTGCTTCGGTGCTTTCGGTGTTGACCAAGCTCGCACGTTCGGATTTGAGCAGTGGCACGATGTTTTCAACGATGGCGGTTTTGATGAGGTCGCGCAAATCATCGGTAGCAAGCGATTTTTCAGCCGCCTGCGCCTCCTCGGCAGTGATGTTGGCATCACCTTGGACGCTGGCTTTGTCTCCACCAGGAACCACATCAACTTCTTTGGCGGTGTCGTTGTCGGCACCGATAACCACGGTATTCATTCCGATAATCTCACCGAGTTGACCCCACACCGCTTTTAGGCCCTCTAACGTTTCGGCACTGAATTTGGCACCGATTTTGGCGAGGTTGGCCTCGCTTTCGGTTTTTAACAGGGCCAAAGCATCTTGCAATAGTGCGGCTGCATCTTTGGCGATGGTAGTATCTTGCATGGTTTCATCCTCAGTGATTAGCTCATCAAGAGCTTTGGCGAATGCTTGCGCAAATGTTGATGGGTTTGCCGGTTTTTTGGTTAGCGCAATATGGTCTAGCTCCACGTGTTCAATGATGCGACGGACGCCTTTTTCGAGGCCAGGTGATGTGGAGAGTATCCGGCCACCCACGCTAAAGCCACAATGCGAACCTTTGGCAATCTTGGAGTACAGGCGCATGGCTTGCGGGTCATCGGCATCTAGCTTGAACACGGTTTCAAAGCGGCCGTCCTGCACTTTGGCTTCAATTAACGTTCCAATTTCGTTGCCAATTTCGTTAGTATGGCTATCGGTGAGTGGAATTTGACCAACGTACTTTTCCATGTCCGCTAACGCGGAGGGTGCCATGATATCCTGTTGACGGTCTAAATCCGTGGTGGACGAAACGCCGCGCAGGTAATATCCTGTTTCATCGTGTTCCGCTTTTGCAACGGTCATGGCAAACTGAAATGGTTTCATCATAACTCCCGTACTGATTCATCATGCAAAATACGCGAGGACGTATTGGTGTGTAATGTTTCTAATAGGAACCATTGGCGCGGCGTGTGGCAGTACGTTTCGCAATGGCTTCCGGCGATAGTTTCTTGCCGATGTGCGCTCGCGAGATTTTTGCCTTGTGTTCATCAGATAAGGGCACACCCTTGAACCTTTTTGATGTTGCATCTTTATGTTTTTGGCTTGTGGTCTTGCCAGTTTTAATCCCTTTGCGCGTACTAGGTTGCACTCCACGCAAACCTTTGTTCCACGGCGTACACCCCAACATACGCTGTCTACACGCCTCCCGATATTCCTCAGTGTGCTTTATGCCGAGTGGCCCATTCGCACTTGGCGAGACATTGTATTCCGGTTTCAGGTGGTCCATCCAGAATTGTTCGGCATCAACACTATCTGCCTCGTAGTTTTCTAGCTCCGCTATTAATCCGAACTCAAATACGTCACGCCCATAATGATTAAATGCATGTTGCAAATAACGCGAGTGATGATTGCCACGATTTAACCTGCACAAATGGTCAGCAAGGCGTTTCCATACATTGAGGGAGCGTCCAATGTAAGTGTGGCCGTTGGTCGTGTTTGTGATTCGGTATATACCTCTAATCCGTGCCATCTTGTTCTCCATTATCATTGCTGCCGTCGTCGCCCGTTAGCTCCTCACTTACTGCAATGGTTACGCATCGGCACGCGGGATGAATCGGGGGAGCGTCATCACCAGATGGAAATGCGTCACCGATTGCCACTATGGCACCATCATTGGGTGAGCAATCGTCGCAGGTTCGCTCGTCGTCCGCACACACAAATTGCCACGTAGTAAGGCCCAGTGAATCGAGGGATGCCTGCACAGC